CGTCATCCTGTCGATGTTCAACTCGTGCCGGTCTTTTAGGTGAATCTGACACGCCGTTAGGCTGTCGTACTTGTTGACAGAACCCCGAATAACGAAGTACCGATTCTGCCCAAGGTCAGACCGGATCGGTAGGCCGCGCAGCGCCTGGGGTAGCCCAGCCCGCCTGAGCTCGCGCCCCAGGCCATTGGCCGTCGTTCCAGTGCGGTGGTCGGGGTCGTATAACTGAAGCAACTCCTTCGTTGTGAATAGGTCACCCTCAATCCGGATGTCCCCCACCCGTAAGATAGAATCTGGGTGCTGAGCCAACTGAGCAACCCAGGCTCCAAGGTCTGACTTTACGTCGGCGATCATTCTGGCCTTGGCGAACGTCCGCATCGCGCTAGCATTGGGGTTGAAGTCGCCGAGGTTCAGATTTAATAGGTAGTGAAACACGGCAGCGGCCCCACCGGTGTCTAACCATAGCCCATACTCCATGTAAAACTCATCGGGCAGCGGCTCAACCTCCACCTCATGAACGAAAAACCGGCGGTCGTCGTCCTCTAAGAAGAACGCGTCTGGCTGGTTGGAGGTGAAGAAGTAGTTGATGCAATCCGGGACCACGTAACTGGCCACGTACTTCATGTTGACCCGCACCTCCCGCTGCGTGATCATCTTCTTCAGTAAGTCAGCGTCCTTCCTAGCGCTACCGCCCGTCACGTCATCCGCTAGGATGAACTGCTTATTCTCAGCCCACTCGTTAAACTGGCTGTGCAGGTCGTCCTGCTTAATCTCTGTAAAATTCTTCCCGTAAATTCTGCCCAGCGTATAACCCAGCAATGATTTACCCGTGCCGTGGCGGCGACCGTGCATGACAACGGAACTGAATAGCTTGTGACCTGGATATTGAAGCGGGTACGCGCACCACCTGAGAAACCACTGCATGGAGTCTGCCTCGCCCCGCCGAAAGATGTGCTCGACAAGCTTGATGAATGGAGTGTGGTCACCCTTTTCTGGCTGCGCACCCCAGCCTGACCAACTGTTGATGGCCGACCGATGGGGATCCCCTGGGTTGAGAAAACGGGGTTTACCCGGGGCATACGTCAACCCATTGACCTCTCTTCGCAGCGGCCACTTCAACCACGCGCCGGCGGCTGACGTCGGCTTTAGGCTGATCGACCCGTCCGGCTTGACGACATTCTCACAGTAATCGAGGGTGGCGTAGGCGTGGTCCTTAAAGGCGTTGGGTGATAGCTTTGCGCTGGTCTCCTCGACCATCACTATACCTGGGTTGTGGATGTATAGCACCTGCTGATTCAGCTTCCACAGCGGCTGCGCCAGCGTCAGCGCCTGGGCGCGGTCATGGATCAACTTACCGAACTCTGCGCCACCCTTTACAACGATGTAGTCGTCCAACCCGGTCTTTGAGTCCCCCTCCAACACGTCAGGCAGCGGCACCACGTAGGGAATGGCCCCGCGCTTCATCAACTCATTGGACAGCGCATTTAAAGCGGCGCAGACGTTATCATTGGATTTGTAATCGGAATCGAAGATGACGTAGACAGCTCTTTTTACCCAATTGATTGCCTTCAATTCATCGAGGAAGGTCAGTCCCAATTTGCTGCTGCGATAGTTGTGCACGCCACCCAGCCCGATGGTGGGAAACCCGGCCTTGCACGCACACGATGCTTTTAGTTCACCCTCAGTAATAATGAGGGGTTGAAGGTGGTCATCTAATATAGAGGGCCAGTCGACTGATCGGGGAAAGAACGCGCACACCCCGGAGTCGGGCTCTTGTGTATAGCGAATGGCCTTTTTACCGGCGACTTGCGCGAAGCCCTGCTCATCTTTTAAATAACGGATACGGTAAAACGGCGGCCAATTTGGCCACCCAGTGAGTACCTCACCGGTGCGGGGGTGGAAATAATTCAACTTGAGTGCTGGCAGCGGCTTAAACGATGGGTGCAAGCCATGGGTGAACGGCGCATCAAACAATTCAATGCCCAATACTTCTAAATCTGAGGCATCCAACCCTGATGATTCTAACTTAGCGATGCCGAGCTTGTAGGTTTCTGGTGTAACATCTTGCTTTTTGGGAATTCTTTTTTTGATTATTTTCGCGGTAGGTTTTGCCACTTCATGACTCCACGTAAAGGCCGCTAAGCCGCGTTGCAACGGCGCTCCTCAGCACGGGGACCGTTGGACTCGATTGGCTTCAGCCCAGCCGAGTAAAGTAATTTGGGTTCGCCAACCGCCCCACTGCACGAGCTTTGCTGAGGAGCTTGCTTGTGGGAGCCACGAGACGGCAGTGGGACGGCTGGACGAGGTTGGTATCGTAGCGTGTGTAGTTTTAAATGTGAAATTTCTAATAAATTCTCTTAGGAATCAATGGTTTAGGGTCCTTTGGTGGCGGTACGTAGTCCCCACGGGTGATAGTCATGAGCTCGTCTTCCTTCGTTCTATAGCCAAACGACCCATTGTTTTGGCTTAGGTAGATGGAGATTGATTTAACTGTGAGCTCGTTATTGAGGAGTCTGGCCACGTCAGATAGTGACGCAACAATCACCGCACTTTCCCACTCGCGGTCCATAACCAAATACCCAGCTGGGGTGACTGCCTTCGTTACTTGCATAAGTTGATCGATGTCAAGATCCTCCATTCCTAGCTTTTTAGCGAGATAATCGATTTCTTCTCTCAACTCTTTTCTTTGAGATAGTTTAATAGACTGAACGACCTTAGAGAAGGTAAAAAATAGTTTTACATTCGGGTTGATAAGCGATTTTGGAATGCCATTAATTGCTGGTGAAGTTCTGCCTTGTCTACCTGGTTTCATGATCATTTTGCTCCTCAGTTTTCGTGGTTGACTACACTAAATTTGCCTAGCTACAGATTGCTACGCTACTCATAGCCTACTTCTCCTATACTCTATACCCTACTGTTATGACCTTACTCTTCTATTATACTACTAATCTTTTAAACTTAATAAAAAAATATAAAAGAGTAGTAAAAGTAATCTAAGTTATTGATATGTAAGAGGCTACTCTTTCAGCTACAGATTGTTTTTCCCTTATAATTGATGATTATCACTAGTAGCTGATGAGTAGCTTCCTGTACCAGTTTATGAGCTTTTGGGCCCCAGGCCTTAAAAAAGCACTAGGCGCTCGAAATAAGTATAGTCTATTTATATGTAGCCTCCCGGGGCCACAATAATCACCCTTCCGCCGCTCATTTACACGCGATATAATCAATCCGCACCCCATCGAAGGGGCAAAAAACGAGGAGCCAAGAATATGAGCACATACCCGCGGGTGGTGGGTGAAGACGCTACAATAGATGAGGTGGTTAAGCGTAATGCTTCAATTGCCAGGTACGGAGATGGTGAATTCAATTTAATAAAGGGTGGGAATTGCGTTAGCCAAATCGCCGACCCAGGGATTCGAAAAGAACTCATTGGAATCCTGACCAGTCAGAACACGGATTGCCTCGTCGGAATCCCAAATATGACCAAAGAAAGCCCCAAAGCGGCCAATTGGTTGCCTCGAGCCTCGACCTACTCGAAGCACCTCGACCCCAAAAAGCTCTACTTTTCGTCCTTCGTGACCCGTCCGGACTCCGCCCCATGGGTCAATAACAAGCAGTATTTCGACAAGATCGAGGCCCTTTGGGCTCACCAACAAGTGATCCTTGTTCACTGCGGAGAGCGCTCACTTTCCCCGTCGCTCATGTCGTCAGCAGAGAGTGTTTATTCAGTAATCTGCCCCCGCCGCGATGCGTATCGAGTTATTGACGAGCTCATGTTGCAAACGGTAAAACTCTGCGATATAACAGGGATCTCACGAGTGTTTCTCTGTGCCGGGCCCACTGCTACCTGTATGGCCCATCGTTTAAGTTTAGCTGGGATTCAAGGACTTGACCTAGGCCATATCGGTTCGTACTGGCGGAGATACGAGCATGCATAAGTTCGCTATCTCAGACGAAGCATTCGAATATTTGGTGATTCAACGGGGCGAAATCAGTGACTACCGCCACGATCGAGGGGTCTGGGAGCACCACTATAATGAGTCTATCAACGCCATTTACGAGAATATTAAGGACCACCTACCCACTCGCATGGTTAATTCGTTAGACATTGGTGGTGGTCTAAGTGGTATTACTGCCCTTGTTAGTCAACACTACAATAAACCGCTGCACTGCGCTATTTTAGATGGCATCGACGACGCCCCGATAGTGAAGAAGCACGCCACTACGTTTAATAATCTCAGTGTTGCAGAACGATTTCTAAAGGCTAACGGCGTTAAAATGGTTGCGAACCACAACCCACACCGTGGGATGACCTATAATCTTATCACCTCGTTTGCCTCGTATTGCTTTCATATCCACCCCAATGAGTACCTCGACGTGGTGAAGGGTCAACTTTCCACTAATGGCGTGGCCATTTTTGAGGTGCGGCGCAACCCACAGTGGGAGCAGTTGCTAGCCAAAGAGCTTGGTGATTCAACTATTATTTATGAAGCGTCGAAGTTGACCAGGCGCGTTTATCACGCTAATAATTTTAGGAGACGTTAATGATTACTCGTGAGTACAAAGAGCAACTTGTTTTGAAGCATCAGAAAAATCCCTGGGGTGGTGGTGGTAAATCCTGGGTTCCTTTATTAGACAAAGAATTGAACATCGGTCAAGCGTCATCGATTCTTGACTTTGGCTGCGGTAGACACACGTTCAAAGAGGAAATGAATAAGCGATTCCCACGGGTTGAGGTGCATGAGTACGACCCAGGTGTGCTGGGCTTCGATACACCCCCGCAACCTGGTCATAAGTACGACGTCATCGTGTGCACAGACGTTATGGAGCACGTCGAGGACGAGTTTACGATCGATACATTAAAGCTCATTGAGTCGTGCGTGGGTGTTCACGTATTCTTTAACATTGTCACTACGCCGTGTAGCAGTACACTGCCAGATGGGCGAAATACCCACATTAACCTCAAAACTAGTGAGGAGTGGCAACGCATTCTGCGTAAAATATTCGTGAATTACCACGCAAAGATCTATGAGTTTGGTTCTCGGTTTGTTATTTCTCTAACAAAATTAGATTAGGCGGCTCATGATGAACGTTACCATTAATGAGGGATTAAACTGCGCACAGGTCGTTGGAAGACCCACCGAATTCGTACAACTTGGAAAATACGACCTCAGCTCATACATCGATGGGGTTGAGATCGGGGTATATTGCAGTCAATGTAGATTGGGCATTTGTTCCTTAACTTACATTGGTCCAGATCAAAAGGGGCGACGCTCTTTGTTTGTTTCACCGTGCCCTCGGTGTTTCGCTGGCCTTTACCCATCACTACAACCGAGTAAATAAAATGAAAAGCATGATAATCTTAGCGGGTGGCAGTAGCGTGCGTGGGTTGCCTCAAGATATTATTACTGAGCGACTACCAGATTTAGCCTTTACGATAGGGGTCAATGATTCAGCGATATACGCTGAGGTTGATTTGGCGGTAAGTATGGACCGCCTTTGGTGCGAAAACAGGTGGAAAAGGATCATCGAAAAATCTACCCAATTGCTGGCCCGTACAGAAGCGTTGAAAAACATCCCTGGTAACCCACTCATTACCTCGTTCAAGTGTGACTACCGCTCAACGCTAATGAGCATGGCTCCTGGGATATTGAATGGGACTAATAGCGGCATGGTTGCACTGAACTACGCCTTTCAAAAGCGGCCAAAGAAAGTATTTTTGTTGGGCCTTGATTCTGGAAAGACAAAGGATCAAACAACACCCTACTGGTACCCATCATACCCATGGGCTGCGCAATCAGGGGCGACTAAGCCTGGTAAGTATCGTGATTGGAATGTTCAATACGGCTTCGTGCGTCGTCAATTTGCGCGCGAGGGTATGGATGTCTTTACTGTTGGTGCAACTAATACAGACGCCTTTACAAATATCTCATTCCGCCAATTCATTAGCATGGTCAGCGAAAATGATTCCAATAAAGTTAATTTACCCGTATTACAACAACCCAAAGATGCTGGAGCGACAGGTTGATAATTGGAACAGAATAGCTGGAGAATTGCGTAAAAATATCAGCGTGGTTCTAGTTGACGATTGCTCTAGTGAGTCAGCGGCACCCATTTTTGAAAAGCTTGGGATTAAGAATAAGATGCTGCTTCGGTTCACAGAACCTGGGCTTTGGACGATGCACGAGGCCCGTAACCTTGGTGCTATGCAGTGTGGAAAGGAAGATGCGTGGCTCTTTATGTCTGATATTGACCTAATCGCTACACCAGAGATGCTGTGGCAATTGCAGGAGAAGCGACTTAATGAAAGCAATCACTATACTTTCGATCGTAAGATGTTGCCTAACCTTGAGCCACACCGTTATCATTGCAATTCTTATCTACTACGGAGAGCTCACTTCATGGCAATTAATGGCTATGATATTGATTTTTGCGGGAGGTATGGCGGTGGTTATGGAGGGGACGGTGAATTCGCACGCCAACTCAGTGTCATCGCGCCACGAAAACACTTAAAAGGCATTTCGCTCATTGGTGTTCCGAAAGAAGTGGTGTCTGACGCCAACACCCAAGAGTGGGACCGCGCAGAGTGGAAATTAAAATACCGCGCCGTCTTCGACGCAAAAAGAAAGAAGGGTGACATGAGGTCGAGAAATCCGATTCGCCGCCCGTGGGAACGACTGATATGATCACAATAATCTGTTGGAAGTGGTCTAAGCCCGGGTACCGCAGTACGTATACCGCTGAACACGTCAATACTCTACGCAACATGGTGAAGCGAAATACCAAATTGCCCCATGAGTTTGTTTGCGTGACTGATGACGCCAAGGGCATTGACAAAGATATTCGTGTCGTGCCACTATGGGAAAATCCATGTCCTAACTATGGCGATGGTAAAAGGCCAAATTGTTTTTATAGATTAAGGGCATTTGCTCCAGAGATGGGAGAGTTGTTCGGTGAAAGATTCATCTGGCTCGATTTGGACTGCATTATTACAGGCAGCATTGACCACCTTATTGACATGCGCACTGACTTTGCTATTTGGAGGCCAGATGGTGAGCGCATGCCGTGTAATGGCAGCCTCGTTGCCCACAAAACCGGCACCCGCATACAAATATGGACCCGCTTTGATAAACGAAGGATTCACCCAACACGCGGACTTCGTGGTACCGGTATGTGCGGTAGCGACCAAGCTTGGATCGCGCTTAACCTCAAATCAACGGATGAATTTATTGGTCAAAAAGACGGGGTGTACAGCTGGCGCAGCCACATTGACGTTATAGAGCAGAATCGCGCACTCCCCAATAATGCAAGTATCGTGTTCTTTAATGGTGGTGTTAAACCCTGGGACTTGGTTGGAGATAGCACGGCTCCATGGATACAGGAGCACTATCGGTGATTAATTTTGTGTGTTGGAAGTGGGAGCCCACTGGTTGGCGGGCCCCGTACCGAGTTGAGCACGTCAACGCGCTTTATCGTATGCTTAGCGATAAAATGAGGTTGAAGTTCAACTTAATCTGCCTTACTGATCGACCCTTGGAAAAAGGGTACCTTGCGGGGATAGATGTACAACCATTGTGGAAGGATCTAAAGTTACGCGTACCGACTGCACCGAGTAAGCCGAACTGCTACACCAGATTAAAGCTGTTTGACCCAAAGCTTGACCACCCAATTGCTCGATACACGCGCGTTATTTCTATCGATCTTGATTGCATTATCTTTGATGATTTATCACCGTTGTTTGACAATGAGCCGTTTAAGATAGTCAAGGGACGGGTGTGTCCGTACAATGGTAGCATGTGGCAAATTAATTTTGGTCACCACCATGACGTGTATACTAAGTTCGACCCAAAGAAATCGCCGTTCATAGCGTCCTCACAATTACATAATGGACGAAACTACTACGGCAGTGATCAAGCGTGGTTGAGCCACATGATTAAAGACGCCCCTGTGTGGCATGACTACGAGGGTGTTTATCAAACTAACCGACAACAAGAGTACGACATGATTCACCCAAAGGTGCTATTTTTCCCGGGTGGGTGTAAACCATGGAGCCAAGAGTTTGCTAGACGACACCAAAAGTTATACCTAACCTACCGTAATTATATGTGAGACTGCGATGGTTACCAAGAAAAAAGCCGCTGTTCGTAAGCCACCTGCAAAAGCAAAGAAGGCAGTTGCCGCTCGCCCTAAAGCAAAGGTTGCTGAACAACAACGTAAAGCAAAAGCTATAATAAAGGAATTATCAGACGCACCAGAAGTAATTTACCACAAAAATACTGAACTGCCAAGCATCAATGGTGACCTCACTTACTCACCATCAATGGTGATTTGGATTGAGCGATTCGGTCGCCTGGGGCGCGGGCTTGAGGTAAAAGATCTTGCAATGCTGTTTGATGTGCCAGAGAAAACAATAAAACAGTGGATGAAAGAACACATTGAATTTAAATTGGCCATTGAAGAGTCCACTGAGGTATCGAATAGACGGGTTGAATTAGCGCTGTTTAACCGTGCCATCGGATACGACCACCGCGCAGATAGGGTTACGTTGATCGGCAATAAGCTCCACGTTAAACCGTATACTAAGCACTACCCACCAGATACCGCAGCGGCAATATTTTGGCTTAAAAACAAAGATCCAGAGAATTGGAAAGAGCGGGTTGAATTCGTACCACCACCCAACACTGGCTTCAGACTTATTGTTGAGGACGTCGATCCAGTAATTGATGGTGACTTTACCGCTGAGCTTGGTGTAGACGACGAGGCTGAACTCAATGGCCGTCATTAGCAGACCCAAAGTATTGAGTAGTGGTTCAACCATTACTGATGCCAAGATAGCTAAAAACTTAATTGTTTCACCAGTTCAATTTCCACGTAAACTGAGTTATCGCAACTTCTTTCGCTGCCCATCACGATATAAGGTTGCGTATGGCGGCCGCGGTAGTGCAAAGTCATGGTCATTCGCCCGCGCACTGATCATCATGGGGGCTGAAAAGCCGCTTCGTATCCTCTGCACACGTGAATTGCAGGTATCCATTAAGGACTCAGTTTACAAATTGCTTGTGGATCAGATCGACGAGCTGGGGTTGTCTGGCTATTATGAGGTAGGTAAGGGGTTTATTCGATCATTTTGTGGCACTGAATTCATCTTTAAGGGCCTTAGAACGAATGCTCAAGAGATCAAGTCAATGGAAAAGATTGACATCTGTTGGGTAGAGGAGGCATCATCAGTCTCAGAGGCATCCTGGAGGCTCCTAATACCAACGATTCGGGCCCCTGGTAGTGAGATCTGGATTACGTTTAACCCAGACCTTGAGGATGACCCGGTTTATAAAAGGTTTATTACCACTGAGCATCCGAATGCAATTGTGGTGAAGATTAACTTTACTGACAATCCGTGGTTTGGCAATGAGCTCTATGAGGAGATGTTATACGACAAGAAGGTGGACTATGATGCCTACCTTCACGTGTGGGAGGGCTTCTGCCGCTCAGCTAGTGACGCCCAGATTCTGTATAAGAAGTGGCGGGTTGATCAGTTTGAACGACCCAAAGGCATTACCCCGTTGTTTGGGGCAGATTGGGGCTTTGCTGTGGACCCAACCACGCTTATTAGCTGCTTTGTGGATAAGAAAAAATTATACATCGAGCACGAGGTTTATAGGGTGCGGTGCGATATAGACCACACACCAGAATTATTTTCTAACATTCCTGAGTCTAAGGATTATATTATCAGGGCCGATAATGCAAGACCAGAAACCATCAATTACATGAAGCGGCATGGTTTTCCCAAAATGAAGGGGGTGAGTAAGTGGGCTGGAAGCATCGAGGACGGAATCACCCACATGCGCCACTATGAAGAAATTATCATTCATGAGCGGTGTAAACACACCAAGGAAGAAGCTAGACTTTACTCTTACAAGATCGACGATCGTACTGGGGACATTCTTCCAGTTGTTTTAGACAAGCACAATCACTGCATGGACGCCATCCGTTATGCACTTGAACCATTAATCGTCCGCAAAGGAGCACGAGTATTATGAGCGAGTCATCTGTCGGTACCACAACTACGCTGCCCATGTCACTGTGGCGCAAAATGCTTAATCGGGTATTCACTACCCACGATGGTAAGCGAGACCTTGCGGCAGCGTTCGGCTATCCAGAGGTCCTTGATGCTTCACTGTATTATGAGATGTACGCGCGGGGTGGTATTGCAGCCCGAATCATCAAAGCCTACCCAGCGGCTACGTGGTCAGAGTGCCCGACCGTTACCGATGAGAATGAAGATCCAGAAGCACCGTTCTCAGTTGAATTTGAAGAGGTGGCTGAACGAATTAAGCTGCTTCACTACCTTGAGCGGGTTGATCGATTGGCTGGAATTGGCAGGTATGCAGTCTTACTGCTTGGGTTTGACGATGTAAAGGATGTGACTCAGTTCAGCACCCCGTTAACTAAGGGTAAACAAACAGAGCTGCGGTACCTGGTACCATACATCGAGACTGGCACCACCATCGCCGAGTGGGAGACTGACCCAACAAGCGAGCGGTTTGGACAACCACGAATCTACAACCTGCAGGTTATGTCACTGCCCACCGACGGTGTTGCAGCATCCCCCATTGGTAAAGCACTACGTGTGCACTGGACAAGAACACTACACATCGCTGAAGAACTCGAGCAAGATGAGGTGTACGGTGTCCCTCGCCTGCGTCCAGTGTTTAACTACCTCATGGACTTAGTCAAAGTTGTTGGTGGTAGTGCGGAGACGTTTTGGATGGCGGCCAATCGTGGTATGTTCTTCGGCACCGATGCTGACACTATGATCGATGAGGGTGTCATTGAGGACATGAAGAATCAGATCGATGAGTACCAGCACGGGCAACGTCGGGCCATTGTTGGTCAGGGCTTCACCCCCACGAACATGGGCAGCGACGTTCCGGACGGCTCTAAGAATGCTGATACCCTATTGAAGCTTGTTGCCGGCACTGTTGGTATCCCACAGCGTATTCTAGTGGGAAATGAAGCCGGTGAGATAGCTAGTACGCAGGATGAGAATAATTGGAATACTAAGGTGCATGAGCGTCGCACGATGTATGCCGGTCCAAAGATCATCAAACCCCTAATACAGATTCTCATTGATACCGGCAACATCTCAGCACCCATTGGGGACTGGGATGTTAAGTGGGAAGAGGCTGACAAACTCGGCGAGGTTGAGCAGGCCAACGTTGGTAAAGCCAGAATCGAGGGTCTGAAGGCGTACGTCTCAGCTCCCGGCATTGAGGTTGTAATGGCGCCAGAAGAGGCCCGCATCGCTATGGGCATGGAGCCTGATTCTGATTACGAGTTGCTGGATCCTGAAGACATGGGCGATGGTGAGACAGAGATTGACCCATTGACCGGACAGCCCAAGGTCGACCCAACAACTGGTCAACCACTGCCACCCACACCACCGACCCCTGGTGCCCCTAAGGGAAAAACACCGCCAGCACCCAAGGCTCCAGCAGTACCGATCAAGGAGGTTAAATAAATGGGCTGCGTGACCTGCTCTAAGCTGGCGATCAACGCTAGAAAGGCAAAGCGCATTGATCCACAGCAGATGGGGTTGCTGAGGCGCGCCTTTTTAGCTCAAATAAACAACAGATTTACAATGTTGAAAAGGGAAATTCGCCAAGTCATCGTTGCTGAGGACGGCTTTGGGTTGAGTAGCGGGATGGTTGTTAACCGCCAATTCGATTTCCCAACATCAGCACAGAAGGTGCAGGGGTTCATGCGGTGGTTAAAGCAAAAGGAAAAAGCCGGTGTATTGCAAACTAGTGTGGGTCGGGCGCGGGCTAGCTCCACTAACAATGCATGGACTGACACCTATATTGAGGGTGGTTATCAAAAAGGGTTGCAATACGCGGCTTCGCAATTGTCGCAAGCAGGAGCAAACGTCAAAGATTCGTGGATTGAGAATGCCTTTAGTAGACCCATCCATGCAGATGCTGTGGGCATGATTTACTCACGAGCATTTACCGATCTAGAGGGAATCACAAGCGTCATGGATACGCAGATTTCTCGTGTTCTTGCTGAAGGGATTATTAATGGTGGCGGAGCTACAAGCATCGTAAGAGACATACTCGACCGCGTTGACGGCATTGGAATTACGCGCGCCAGAACCCTTGCTAGAACTGAGTTATCTGCGGCCCATTACTCGTCAAGTCTCAATGGATACCGAGAGGCGGGTGCTGAGGGGGTTGAAATTGTCGCAGAGTTTCTCACAACGGGTGACGACCTTGTTTGCCCAGAGTGCGAAGATCTCGCCGCCGGCCAGGAA